TGTAATTTACACAGTTCACTGGAGATACTCAGGTTCAGAAGAATCTGGAGGTAAAACTTATTCTGATACTATTATCGGAACTCAGGGTTTTACTTATAAAGCTGGAGAACCTTTTGTACCTTATGAAGATTCAGAAGCTTTTGAAAATGTAGTAATAGGTTGGCTTGAAGATGCTTTAGATGTATCCGCAATGGCTAAGTCTATTGAAGATAATATCAAACTTCAAATTACCCCAGTAAATGAAGACCTTTACTTTACTTGGCAAAACCCTGTTCCACCTGCAGAATAGTGTAAGTTTTTAAAAAAACAAGTGATACTATAATTAAACCTATATTGCAAAAGCAATATAACCAAACATAACGTTTAACCTTAAAACCAAATACAATGACGTATTTTTATTACAAGACTAATACGTGGAATAGTCAACCACAAATTTCCGAAGACCAAATTAAATTTTGGAAACACCTTTCAGAAAAGAAAAACTGGAGGATCGTACAACTACCAAATGGATTTTATCAAACAGAGTACAAAGACATAAATTGTGACTGTAATCCAGAAGAAGATACATGCTGTGAAAAATGGTATGATGTCACTAGAAGAGAAACTATAAAAGGTGCTGAAGCTGCTATTGACGGTAGCATTGAGCATTATGCTAAAAAAGTAGATTTTCTAAAAGGACCAAAGGTAGTTAAAACTTTTAAATAATACTTTTCAATTAAATTAAATCAAATTAAATTATGTCAAACGCAATTGTAAAGAATTTGAACTTTGGTTCAGATGCTAAAGACAAAGTGTTTGCTGGTATTACAAAACTTACACAAGCTGTTAGCTCCACATTAGGAGCTAGCGGTAAGTGTGTTATTTTAGAAGATAATACTGGTAAACCAATTATTACAAAAGATGGAGTTACTGTAGCAGAAGCTGTAACGTTGTTAGATCCTGTAGAAAATATGGGTGCAACATTATTAAAAGAAGCTGCTAGAAAAACAGTAAAAGAAGCTGGTGATGGTACTACCACAGCAACAGTACTAGCACATGCTATTTTAGAAGAAGCTTATAATGCACACCCTGAAGATTCTATAAGGGGTATAAAAGAAGGTATAGAAAAAGCAACTGATAAAGTTATCAAATACTTAGAAAAAATATCAATACCAGTTACTGGTGATATGATTGATCAAGTTGCAACTATTTCTACAAATAATGATCCTAAGCTTGGAAAAATAATAGCAGATGCTTTTAGAGAGGTTGGAAATAACGGTGTAGTTGTTTTAGAGCCAACTGACTTACCTCAAACCACGTATGAACTCATTGATGGTGTTCCATATGAAAGAGGTTTAAAAAATATACATTTTGTTACTAATCAAGACAAAAAAACAGCAGAGTTAGATAAGCCACTTGTTTTATTAGTTGAATCAGAAATTGATAGTGTTAGAAAAATACAAAATGTTTTAGAACATGCTATAAAGCAAAAAAGAGCTTTACTTATTATTGCTGATGTTGATAGACAAGTTATGTCTGCTTTAGCAATGAATAAGATCAAAGGTAATATAAAAGTAAATGTAGTTGATGCACCTATTTATGGTGTAAGTAAAAAAGAAACATTAGATGATTTATCTTTACTTACGGGTGCAACAATTATAAATGAGGATTTAGGGGATGATATAGATTTGATCGGTCCAGAACATTTGGGCGAATGCTTAAAAAGTGTTACAGACGAGCATGAAACTATATTACAACTAGGAGAAACCTCACAAGCTGTAGATGACTTAATAATCGAGTTAGAAAAGCAACTAAAGAAAACTAAAGATCCAGCAATGGTTCAAAAGTTAGAAAAAAGGTTAGCTAGACTATCCGCATTGGTAGCCATCGTCAAAGTTGGTGCAAATTCAGAAGTAGAATTAAAAGAAAAACAAGCTAGAGTTGAAGATGCTATATGCGCTACAAAAGCCGCTATAAAACAAGGAATTGTTCCAGGTGGTGGTATCGCTCTTTTAAATGCAGCTGATAATTGTCAATATAGTACGCCGGGTGAAAAAGCTTTATTAAAAGCTATTGAAGCTCCGTTTAATAAGATTCTAGAAAATGCTGGTATTCCAGAAACTAGAGTTAATGCGGTAGAAGGTGAAGGACTTGACGTGGTTACAGGAAATACAGTAAATATGATTAAGCATGGAATTATTGATCCATTGCTTGTTACGAAAAGTGCTCTACAAAATGCTTCATCAGTAGCAACTACAATACTTTCTACTGATTGTGTTATTAACAATTTAAGAATTGGTGATGAAAGCAATAGGTAGAAACTTAATAGTTAATTTAGTTAAGCAGGGAGTTGCTGAAACTAAAGGTGGATTACTTTTAGCTGAAAAACAAAGAGAGGATATTAGATATAATGAAGGTATAGTTGTATCTGTTGGAAATGAAGTTGTTGGTATAAAAGAACAAGATGTTATATATTTTGACAAAAATAATTCACACCAAATTGAAATTAACAAAGATATATACACTGTAGTAAATATGAATAACGTCGTAGTGGTGTTATGAGATTAGAAGCAAGTGACATTAAAAAGTTAAATCTATTAAAACATTATAGAATTATACGAAAGTGGGCTTGCAAAAATAACGATCTAAATGATGCGGATCTAGAATTACTTATTTACCTAGATTGTATAGACCTGTTTACAAAGCATGATTTCAAAATCGGTACGTATGCTTATAGTTGGGACAACAGGCGCTGGAACAGATTGCTTAAAGAAGGTTGGATAACGGTTTGGAGAAAACGAAACCATACAACCCAAAAGTATAATATCTATAAAGTTTCATTTAAGTGCAAACAACTTATAAGTAGAATGTACCGTATTATGCTCGGAACAGAAGACATTCCAACAAGTTTACATAGGAATAAAATAATGAAAGGTAAAACCTATATGGATAAAGTTTTACAAACATCAATAAAACATGCTAACAAAGATAAAAACAATAATTATGGCAAAGAAATCTAAAAAAGAAGAAGTAGTAAAAGAAGTTTCTTCTGTTGACAAAAAAATAGCTAAATTAAAAGCTGTTATTAAAAAGCTAGAAAATAGCAAGTAGATCATGGCTGATAAAAAGAAATTACAAAAAATATCTGCTGAATTAAAAAAAGCTTCTCAAATGCACGCTGCTCAAGCTAAAAAAATAGATAATATGTCTAAAGGCCCTAGTATGCTTGGTATTATGCCTAATATAACTGGAAATTTAAATAACAATTTAAAAGTTCAACAATTAGGTGCAAACTTGTTTGAAGGAGAAGCGTTAGCGGGACAAGAAATGGCTAAACGTAATTTAGGAAAACCTGTTATGCCACCATCTCCAGATCCTATGGGTGATCAATATGGTATGCAGTTTAATCAACCTTTTGCTCAAAAAAAGCTTAAGAAAATAGTAAACGATCCTGTTCCACGAGAGCCTAAGATGGAGTTTATTAAAAAAAATATTGAAATTCCAATTACAAGACCAGCTAAAAAGATTTATAGAGAACCAAGTGAGAGGATTTATAAAAAAATTTCTATTCCTAGGGAAATGACAGGATTGCAAGTTGAACAACGTATACGAAAGCATGAGGAAAAAATAGAAAAACAAAGAAATCTGGTGCCTCAAAAAATACAAAGAGTAAATATGGAAGGACCTCTTGCTCAAACAAAATATAAAATGCCTTTAGAGGGTGTACAAGATCTACAGGATATGGGTGCAGTAAAAGAAGATAAAAAAGGTCAATATGTTGTAAATGAAAATGCAACATCAGTAAGTGATACTTTAAGATTTCCTAAAGGCACTAAGCATTATTCAGGCAAACCTTACAAAAAAGGACAACTTATTGATGAATCTGATTACGAAGATATTATAAAAAAAGTAAATAAATCATAAAATTATGGCAAAAAATCCAACACAAGTAGGAGCTGATGCAATATGGGGCGGTCCTCATAAACCATCAAACTTAAAAAAAGGAAATCCAAGATATGGGATGGATCCTATGCAGGTATTAAAAGCACCTTTAAAGTATAGTCCAGGCCCAATATCTAGCAAAGCTAAAGCAAATATAGGTGGTAATTGGCCTGCAAGCATGAATGCTGCAGCTCATGATAATCCTACTGCTAAGTAAATATAAAATGAGTGATAGAATAAGTGAACATATTTCGCTTAAAGAAGGTATTAAATCTCACACAGCCTCTAGATTAGGCATTGATAATAACCCTACAGAAAGAGATTTAATAAACATGAAAACTATTGCAGAAAAAGTATTTGAACCACTAAGAGATTGGGTGGGTGGTCCAATTGCTATTAATAGTTTCTATCGCTCACCAGAACTTAATTCTGCTATTGGCGGGAGTAAGTCTTCGCAACATTGCATTGGTTGCGCTCTTGACCTAGACGACACGTATGGGCATAAGACAAATGCAGAAATGTATAATTGGATTAAAGAAAATTTATCGTTCGACCAAATGATATGGGAATTCGGATCCGATGAAAACCCAGATTGGGTTCATGTAAGTTATGTTTCTGAAGATGCAAATAGAAATAGATGTTTAAAAGCTTATCGTGAAGACGGTAAAACACAATACAAAATAATATAATGGCTTATACACAAAACAATTCACCTTTTGCTAAAAAAGATGCTTGCTATCATAAAGTAAAAAGTAGGTATAAAAAATGGCCATCTGCTTATGCAAGTGGAGCTTTAGTTAAATGCAGAAAAGTAGGTGCTGCTAATTGGGGTAATAAATCTTAATATTATGCCATTTAAAATGAAATCTTCTCCATTTAATAATCTTCGAAGATGGTTCGAAGAAGATTGGAGAACACCGAGCGGTAAAAAAGATTATAGTGATGGAGAAAATACTTTTAGACCTACAAAAAAAGTAAGTAAGAAAACTCCTAAAACATGGAGTGAGGTTACTCCTAAATCAAAAGCAAAAGCTCAACGAGAAAAAAATACAAAAGGTAGAGTTACTAAATATTAAAAAAAATAAATAATTATGGCTTATAGCAAATCACCAACTCAAATAAAAGAAAAAGCATACGAAAAACAAAATCGTAAAATGCGTTCAAAATATACTAAAGAAACGGGTAAAAAACTTGGAAGCAGACAAACTTCAGGTACTGGTAAACGTAGGGTATCTTTTGCATGTCGATTTGCCGGTATGAAAGGAGCTATGAAAGAAGCTAGTGGTGAACCAACTAGAAAAGCTATGGCTTTAAAAAAATGGGGATTTGGTAGTGTAGAAGCTGCAAGAAATTTCTGTAATAAACACAAAAATAAAAAATAAAAAAAAATGATTAGAAATTATTACACAGAAGCTTATAGTTCAGCAATAGTTCCATCAACAAGTGATACATTGTTGATAGATGGTAGAACTAAAGCAGAGGTACCTCAAGGCGCTTGGAAACAATACAATATATATATTGGAGATTCTCCAGCTAGCCTTCCCGTAACAACAACAACAGACAACAGTGCTGTAAATGCATCAGCTAATGTTGGGTTGAAATCACCTAACCCGCTTATTAAAGTTGGTATGATAGTAAAAGGTGCAGGTTTGCCTGATGCTGGTTTAGCAATTGCTTCAGTAACAGATGCAAGTAACTATGTATTAGCTTCAGCGGATACAATTGCTGCAGATGCTACTTTAACTTATACGTATGCTACAAGTTCAAAAATAAAAGTTCATACTGTAAATAATGAAGCTATAACGTTTCATAATCCAGTTAAAGGAACAATATTACCAGTTAGTGTAGTACAAGTATATGCTACAGGAACAGAGGGTGGTGTAGAAAATTTAGTTGCGTTAAGTTAATATTATAAATTATGGGTCATATAAAAAAACAAGGAGCTTTAAATATGATAAATAAGGTTTTAGGAAAATCTCCTTTATCACAAGCTGTCCCTATACCTCCAGAACTTATTATAGGTGAAACTGGATTTGCTAAAGCAGAAAAAGGTGAATTTTTTGATCCTCCAAAAAATATTTTAGGAAAAGCAGGTGAAAAATTAGCTAAAAATAAAATTATATCAAAAATAAAAGCTAAAGCTACAGCTAAAAAAAATGAAAAATTTATGAATCAGTCCGAAGCTGATTTAAAAAAATATGTAAAAAAACAATTTGAAAAAATTGATGATAAAAATCAAGCAAGTAGTTCTCCAACTACACCAGCTGGAGTAAGTGATAATGAACCTAATTATGAATCTCCAACACCAGAAATACCTGAAGGAATGGGGGAACAATCAGTAAATCAATGGCATAAAAATAAACGAGAGTGGACAGATATAGGTGTATCTGGTATACCAGGAGTTCCCTCTATTAGAAAACAAAAATAAAATGGGAAAATATAAACATAAAAATGGTAAAGTAGGTAGCGGAGTAGCTTTAAATATGCTTAAAGCTAATTCAAGCCAACCTTTTAATTTAAAAAGCTCTCCAGTAAATCAAGGTGATGGTTCAAAATTAAAAAAGAAAATAAATAAACTTTCTGATAAGCATGAAGGATTATATAATGCAGTTATAGAAGGTTATGGTCAAAATAAATACACTAGTGGTAATTATGATCGAGATATGAAAAGACTTTATAAAGTTGAAGATAAACTTGAAAGAAAAGAAAAAAAATACCAAAGTAAATTTAATAAAAGCCCTTATGCGCCTAATATGGAAGGGCCTTTAAATAAAGGGTGTGCAAAATCTGAGGGTGGACCTGGATGTGTACAAAAAAGAGGTAACGAATACGTAATAATAAATAATAAAAAACCTGGCAACCAAGTCTGGCGAGGCGGTTTTGCGTCAAAAGCAGAAGCAAATAAAGTTTTAGCAGGTTATCACGCAAATAAATAAATAAAAATGGGATACAATAAAAACAACAGTAAAGGCATGCCTAAACATGGTATGTCACAAGATCATAAAATGGCCTATGATAGAAGTGAAATAAGTAGGTTAAAAAAAGATATTCATTATGATGATTTAAAAAAGAAAGGTATGTCTATGGAAGGCCCTTTACATGGTAATGCTTTTGGTCATGCTATGCAAAAAGCTGGTGGTGATTACGACAAAGCAAAAGCTATGTTAGGAAATAAAGGTCCTGCAAAACATGGTGAAATGCATGATGGTCCTATGAAAATGAAAGGATCATTTATGAGCAAGCATGCAAGTAATTCATATTTTCATAAGAAAAACTTATTAGATGATATGCCTATTGATAATCACGCAAGTAAACAGTAGAGTCTGTATAAAACTCACCATATAAACATTCACAACAATCATTAACAAAAATCAAAATTCAAAATTATGGCAAAGTTTATCGAAGTCTATTCATCAGGATCAGGTCTTGATGGTGGAAACGTACTAATTGGAGTTGAAAACATCGTAGGTGTTGACGCTGCTTCCGGTACAACTACAGTAATTAAAATGAATGGTGGTGTTCTTGATGAAGTCACGCTTACGCATGATTCAGTAGGAACTACTCCTTCAGTTAGAGACGCAATCAATTACGCATTAACTGCTAATCCGGGTGGTGTAAAAGCTAAAGTTCAGCTTCCATCAGGAATTACAGTATCAAATATTGTTTGGTCTTAATGAAATCTAGAGGCTTAGGCGACGACATAGAGAAGTTTACTAAAGCAACTGGAATTAAAAAAGTGGTTGACGCAGTATCACAGGGCCTTAATGTGCCCTGTGGTTGCGAAGGCCGAAAAACTTTTTTAAATAAAATGTTTCCAAAAAAGTAATGGCTTTTAAAATTAAACCACCATTTCCTATTGATAATACACCTGTTTATCATGTGCCGTTAGAAGAAGGAGTATTAGGTAAAGCTGATAAAAACGGAAGCATTTTAATTAATAAAGATGTAGAATCACCTTTACAAGAACAGGATATTATTAGCCATGAAATGGTTCATCACGATCAAATGAAAAGAGGCGACCTTGATTATGATGATAATAATGTTTATTGGAAAGGTAAAGTTTATCCAAGATTTAAAATGAAAGAAGGTGATAAAAACCTTCCATGGGAAAAAGAAGCTTATAAAAAATCATAATATGTCAAAACCTAAAAAGAAATTCGCAGAAAGTACTGTAGGTAAACTTTTATTTGGTGCTGCTTCAATAGTAAACCCTGCATTAGGGAATGTACTTAAAGGAGTAACGTCACCAGGTGAAGCTATAGCAGCTATAGGTAAATCAGATGTAAGCTCTGATGACAAAATAAAATTACAACAATTAATATACGAACAACAGAATAAAGAAATGGAGTCTATCACCTCAAGGTGGCAGGCGGATGCCGCATCAGATTCGTGGCTTTCGAAGAATGTACGTCCATTAGTTTTAGTATGGTGTATCGTTATATTTTCACTAGCAGGATTACTTGATAGTGTAGATTCTATTCCTTTCCATATAGGTGAAACATGGAATGACACTTTTGAAAAGGTCATGATGGCTGTCGTTCTAGCTTATTTCGGTGGACGGAGTGGAGAAAAGGTTACAAGTATATTTAAAAAATAAATAAAACACGTAACTATATTAATAAGTAAATTAATAAATTAAATTCAATTAAAATGAGTGAACCAAACAAAATCAAAGAAGACCAATTAAAAAAGATTCAAGAGTTTCAAAAACAGTTAAATCAACTGTTAAATGAAACAGGAATTTTAGAAGTCCAAAAAACCGCAGTATTAGCACAATTTCATGAGGTTAACAAAAAAACCGAAGAGTTTAAAAAAGAACTTGAGGAAGAATATGGATCAGTAAATATTAATTTAGCTGATGGTACATATGAGCCAATTGAAAAAGAAGAAGATAAAAAAGAGGAATAATGTCGTCAGTTATCAGGAAAATCAGCATTGGTTCTGATTATAAAACCGATGCAATGCATTATTCTGTTGGTCAGTCCGTATATGGTGGTCATACTATATCACATATAATAGCTGATCAAAAAGACAATTCTTACAACATTTTTATCAAAAAAAATGACGAGGTGTTGCCATGGAAGAAGTTCAATTCTAACATGGCAATATCCGTTGAGTACGACTTAGAATATTAATGAACAGTTTATTTGATTTTATTGTTGAGCCTCACGGCCAGCGATATAATAATGAAGTAAAAGTAGGTGACAAAAGCTTAATAATTAACACTGAGCTTGAAAGTTACAAATCTGTTAATAATATAGGAAAAGTTATTTCAACTCCTTTAGCATATAAAACGCCTATAAAACCTGGTGATTTGGTATTAATACACCACAATGTATTTAGAAGATTTTATGATATTAGAGGAAATGAAAAAAATAGTAGAGCTTATTTCAAAGATAATAAGTATTTTGTTCAATTGGATCAAGTATATTTATACAAAAGAGATAATAAATGGAATGCGTTTGGTGATAGATGCTTTATAGCACCACTAAAAAATAATGATGAAATAAACACTTCTTTAGAGCAAAGCCTTATTGGGATACTAAAATACGGTAATAGTGCGTTAGAAGCGTTAGAAATAAGCGAGGGGGACGTTGTAGGATATACTCCATTCGGAGAATATGACTTTATTGTAGATAATAAACGTCTTTATTGTATGAAATCTAATGATATTGTAATTAAGTATGAACGTAAAGGAAACGAAGAAGAATATAATCCAAGCTGGGCAAAGAGCAGTTGATGAGTTAATTAAGGTTGCAAAAGAGCCTATAGTAGATTCAGAAGATGATATATCTGCTGACAGACTAAAAAATGCAGCTGCTACAAAAAAGCTTGCTATATTTGATGCGTTTGAAATACTTACACGTATTGAAGAAGAAAAAAATATATTAGATAATAAACCTACGGAAAAAAAAGATAATACTTTTAGTGGGTTTGCTGAAAGAAGATCTAAGTAATGTATAAGCAAACATTATATAAAATAATTGAACCTATTAAACCTCAAGTAATTAAAAGGTTAAATAGGTATAAAAAATGGGAATATGGATACAATAAAGAATATGATATCATCGTTATATCAAAAACTGGTAAAATTGGTGAAGTATATGAAATCCAAAATCTTAGGATAGCATTACCCGCTGTAGACGATATTTATAAAAGATCTGATAAAAAATTAGAACAATACTGGGAAGTATTTCCACACAGACCAGAACTAAAAAAAATTAAAACTATATTTGATTGGAAAACTTATCCAGAAACATTTAAACAAAATTTACATGGATATATTGATAACGAATTTAAAAGACGTGAAGAAGGTTTTTGGTTCTATAATAAAGGTATTCCTACCTATATTACTGGTACTCACTACATGTATCTCCAATGGTCAAAGATCGACGTTGGTAGAGCCGACTTTCGAGAAGCAAATAGACTCTTTTTTATTTTCTGGGAAGCGTGCAAAGCGGATACAAGATGCTATGGAATGTGCTACCTTAAAAATAGACGAAGTGGCTTTTCTTTTATGGCGTCAGGGGAAACGGTCAACCTTGCGACAATATCTAGCGACGCTCGATTCGGTGTCTTATCGAAATCAGGTGCAGATGCTAAAAAAATGTTCACAGATAAAATTGTTCCAATCTCAGTTAATTACCCATTCTTTTTCAAACCGATACAAGATGGGATGGACCGACCGAAAACCGAGCTTGCCTATAGGGTTCCAGCTTCCAGATTCACTAGAAAAAAGCTGGATACAAACGCACAAATTGAAGAAATCATTGGGCTTGATACCACGATCGACTGGAAAAATACTGGTGATAACTCCTATGACGGAGAAAAACTTGCGTTACTTGTACATGATGAGGCGGGAAAATGGGAAAAACCTGAAAATATTCTCAATAACTGGAGAGTTACCAAAACAACGTTAAGATTAGGTAGTAAAATTATTGGTAAATGTATGATGGGATCAACGAGCAATGCTCTTGACAAAGGTGGTAGGAATTATAAAAAAATATATTATGACTCAGATGTTACCAAAAGAAACCGCAATGGACAGACTAGCTCAGGATTATATTCTTTGTTCATACCTATGGAATGGAACTACGAGGGATACATTGATACTTATGGATACCCTGTCTTTGATACTCCAAAGCAAGGGATTGAAGGAATCGATGGCCAAAAGATTGAAATCGGCGTCATTGAACACTGGGAAAATGAAGTAGATGGTCTTAAGGATGACCCAGACGCACTTAATGAATTATATAGACAGTTTCCACGTACTGAAAAACATGCGTTCAGAGATGAAACAAAACAATCTATATTTAATTTAACAAAAATTTACGAACAAATAGATTATAATGAAGATTTGAAATATTCTGGAGTAGTAACTCAAGGTAATTTTCAATGGGAAGGTGGAATTAAAGATACTAGTGTACAATTTTTTCCTAGCAAACAAGGTAGGTTTTTAGTTTCATGGGTGCCAGATGCACATCAACAAAACAGATATATTGTAAAAAATGGTAAAAAATATCCAGCAAATGAGCATATAGGTGCTTTTGGATGTGACTCATATGATATATCTGGAACAGTAGATGGTAGAGGATCAAAAGGTTCTCTTCATGGTTTAACTAAATTTACAATGGATGGTCCTCCAAATTTATTTTTTTTAGAATATATTGCACGGCCACAAACAGCAGATATGTTTTTTGAAGATGTTTTAATGGCGCTACACTTTTATGGCATGCCGTTATTAGCAGAAAATAACAAACCTAGATTATTATATTATTTAAAAAGACGAGGTTATAGAGGTTATTCAATGAATCGTCCAGATAAAACAATGTATAAATTATCTGTAGCTGAAAAAGAAATAGGCGGTATACCTAATTCTAGTGAAGATGTAAAACAAGCTCATGCAGCTGCAATTGAATCCTATATTGAAAGTTTTGTAGGTTACAATAATGAACAATATGGATCAATGTATTTTCAAAGAACATTAGAAGATTGGGCTGCTTTTGATATAAATAATAGAACTAAACATGATGCTTCAATAAGTTCAGGTTTAGCTATTATGGCTTGCAATAAAAATAAATATAGACCAGTAGCTGAAGTTATTAAAGAAAAAGTAAATTTAAATTTTTCTAAATACGATAATAAAGGTTATAAATCAAAAATAATAATAAATGATTAATACAAGTACTAATAGTTCATTTCCAAGTCAGGTGGTACCTGTTGCGGAAAAGCTTAGTTGGGAATATGGCTTAAAAGTAGGGCAAGCTATTGAATATGAGTGGTTTAGAGGTGGAAGAATAAACAGTGGCAAATGGCATACTGGTTATCAAAACTTTAACAGATTAAGATTATATGCCCGTGGTGAACAATCTGTACAAAAATATAAAGATGAGTTATCAATTAATGGTGACTTAAGCTATTTAAATTTAGACTGGAAGCCAGTGCCTATTATACCTAAATTTGTAGATATAGTAGTTAATGGTATATCATCTAAAGATTATGATATAAAAGCTTTTGCTCAAGATCCGTTTTCAACAAAACAGAAAACTAACTATGCAAACTCTATTATGCGAGATATGATGAGTAAACCATTGTTAGATAGCATAAAACAAAATTTAGGAGTTGATATATATAGCTCACTTGATCCAGCTAACTTACCTCAAAACAAAGAGGAGTTAGAAGTTCATATGCAATTAAATTACAAACAATCAGTTGAAATAGCTGAAGAAGAAGTAATTAATAATGTATTAGATTTTAATAAATACGAATTAACTAAAAAAAGATTAGTTGAAGATATAGTTACTATAGGTATAGGAGCTGTTAAAACTAGTTTTAATAAATCTGAAGGTGTTGTTATAGATTATGTAAATCCTGCTAATATGGTTTGGTCATATACTAATGACCCAAATTTTCAAGATATATATTATGTAGGTGAAATAAAATCAATAACTCTTGCTGAATTAAAAAAGGAATTTCCTAATTTAACTAATGAAGATTTAAAAATGATTCAAAAATATCCTGGTAGAGAAGGATATCAAAAAGGACCTTACAATAATGATTTAGTACAAATTATGTATTTTGAATACAAAACTTATATAGATCAAGTATTTAAATTAAAGCATACAGAACAAGGATTAGAAAAAGCATTAGAAAAACCTGACTTTTTTAACCCACCACCAAGTGATAATTTTGATAGAGTTTCAAGATCAATTGAAGTATTATTTAGCGGTGCTAAAGTTTTAGGTGTAGAGCAAATGTTAAGATGGGAAATGGCAACTAATATGACCAGACCTAAAAGTGATTTAACAAAAGTTAACATGAACTATAACATTGTAGCTCCTCATATGTATCAAGGTAGAATTGATTCATTAGTAAATCGTATTACAGGATTTGCTGATATGATTCAATTAACATCTTTAAAATTACAACAAGTAATTGCAAGAATGGTACCAGATGGTGTATTTGTAGATGTGGATGGTTTAGCAGAAGTTGATTTAGGTAATGGTACTAATTACAATCCGCAAGAAGCTTTAAACATGTACTTCCAAACAGGTAGTATAGTTGGTAGATCTTTAACTCAAGATGGCGATCCAAATAGAGGTAAAGTACCTATTCAAGAATTACAAACATCGAGCGCCAACGGTAAAATAGCTTCTTTAATTAATACTTATCAGTATTATTTACAAATGATAAGAGATGTTACTGGCCTTAATGAAGCAAGAGATGGTAGTATGCCAGATAAAGATGCTTTAGTTGGTTTACAAAAAATGGCGGCTAATGCTTCAAATACGGCTACTAAACACATTTTAAATGCTGCACTATATTTAACTGTAAAAACTTGTGAAAATATATCACTTAGAGTTTCAGATATGTTAGATTTTGAATTAACTAATGATTCATTAAAAGCAAGTATAGGTAAATTTAATGTAGCAACTTTAAAAGAAATAGATAATTTACATCTTTATGACTTTGGTGTATTTTTAGAATTAGAACCAGAGGAAGAAGAAAAAGCTATGCTTGAACAAAATATTCAAATGGCTTTACAGCAAAATCAAATATTTCTTGAAGATGCTATTGACATTAGAGAAATTAAAAATTTACAATTAGCTAATCAAGTTTTAAAATATAAGAGAATGAAAAAACAGCAAGCTGACCAGCAAGCTCAGATGGCTAATATTCAAGCTCAAGCAGATTCTAATGCTGAAGCAGCAGAAAGAGCAGCAATGTCTGATGTTCAAAAAGCTGAAGCCCTTAACGAAACTAATGTTCAATTTGAAAAAGCTAAAGCTGATTTTGAAATTCAAAAAATGCAAACAGCTGCTGAAATTGAAAGAGAACAAATGGCTCAGCAATTTGAATATGATCTTAAACTTAAGCAGGCTGAACTTACTGCACAAAAAGCTAAAGAAAAAGAAATAGAAGATAGAAAAGACGAAAGAACAAGAATACAAGCAACACAACAATCTCAAATGATAAATCAAAGAAAAAATGATTTATTGCCAACAGATTTTGAACAACAAAATTTAGGAATAGACGAAATATCCTAAAATTATTAATTATTATTATATTATATTATGTCAGAAACAAAAGAAAAAGCTGGAAAGCTTAAGGTTAAAAAACCTAAAAAACTAGTAAAAAATGATGAACCTATAAAAGTAGATTTATCAAAACCAGTTGAAAAAACTGAAGAAAAAGTAGAACAACAAGATGCCATTCAAGAGCCAAAAACAGAAACAATACCTGATGATAAACCATCCGGAGATATACCGGAGGTGGAAGTTAAAGGAGGAGAATCCGATAAAGAGCCCAATGCCCCTGTTGAATCTAAAGAAGAAGAAAAAGAAGAAAAACCGATAATAGAAGAAGTAGTAGAAGAGCCTGAAAAGGAAGAAGAAAAAGAAGAAGTTATTGAAATCGGTGAGAAAATGGTACAAGAGTCTAACAGACCAACGGCTGTTATATCTGATGAAGTACCAAAAGAAAATATACCTACGTTACCAGAAAATATTATTAAAGTTGTAGACTTTATGAATGAAACTGGTGGAACATTAGAAGATTATGTAAGATTAAATCATGATTATTCAAACGTAGACAATGATACTTTATTAAGAGAGTATTATAAGCAAACGAAATCACATTTAAATTCTGAAGAAATTAACTTTTTAATTGAAGATAATTTTTCTTGGGATGAGGATGTAGATGAACCGCGAGAAGTGCGTAAAGCACAACTTGCATACAAAGAAGAGGTTGCAAAAGCTAAACAGCATTTAGAAGGTTTGAAAAACCAATATTACCAGGAAATTAAGTTAAGACCTGGGGTTACTCAAGACCAACAAAAAGCTATGGACTTTTTCAATCGCTACAATGAAGAACAGAAAGTAGCAGAACAGCAACATGAAGCGTTCAAATCTAACACTAAAGATTATTTTGGTCCCGAGTTCAAAGGTTTTGATTTTTCGGTAGGAGAAAAAAAGTTTAGATATGGAATTAAAAACGTTAATGATGTAGCTGATAATCAATCAAATATTTCCAACACCATTAAGAAGTTCTTAGACAAGGAAGGGAATGTTACAGACATAAAAGGTTATCATAAAGCTATGTATGCTGCTAATAATGCTGATACTATAGCACAACATTTTTATGAGCAAGGCAAAGCTGATGCAATTAAAGATTTAAGTGCAAAATCTAAAAATATAAATACAGAACCTAGAACAAGTAATCCAGGTGATGTATTTGTTGGAGGATTAAAAGTTAAGTCAATTAGCGGTATGGATTCTTCAAAACTTAAAATTAAAACACGTAAATTTAACTAAAAATTTTAAATTATTATGGGATCAATTTCTCCTGTGTTTGGAAGTATAGTACCTTCTCAAGCACAACAAACGTTACAAAGTAACTACTTAGCTTTCAATGGTGGAGCTAATGACTTTGCTCAACAATATCTCCCTGAGATCTATGAGCAAGAAGTCGAAAGATATGGAAACAGAACATTAGGTGGTTTCCTTAGAATGGTTGGCGCTGAAATGCCAATGACATCTGATCAGGTTATCTGGTCTGAACAAAACAGATTACACATTTCTTATACAGGTGTAACTGGACCTGGAGCTGGTTTAGCTGTGTTTAATGTACCAACAAACGGTACTACTATTCAAAACGCTATCGCTCCTAATGACACTATCGTTGTTATGAACCCTGATTCTGGTGTAGTATTAAAAGGTATTGTTGGTGCAACTGCAGCTGGTGCAGGTACAACAACTAACGTAACAGCGTATCCTTTTACTGCTGCTAACTGGGACGGATTGTTCACAGGTGGTGCTGCTGCAACGAACCTTAAAATATTTGTTTATGGTTCATTATTTGCAAAAGGAACTAACAGTGGATCTTTTTCTGTAGAACCTCAATTTACACAATATTCTAATCAGCCGATTATTATCAAAGATAGATATGCTATCAATGGTTCTGATATGGCTCAAATTGGTTGGGTTGAAGTAGCTACTGAAGATGGAACTTCTGGATACCTATGGTACTTAAAATCTGAGTCTGAAACAAGACTAAGATTTGATGATTATTTAGAAATGGCAATGGTAGAAGGTGAATTAGCTTCTGGTGCTGGTGGTGTGAGCTTTGCTGCTCAAGCTGCTAACGTACCTGGTTTCTCAGCTACTATTAATGCTCACGGTTCTGAAGGTTTATTTGCTGCTATCTCTGCAAGAGGTAACGTATTTAGCGGATTTGCTGGTGCAACTGGTATTTCTGATTTTGACTCAGTACTTAAAAATCTTGATACTCAAGGTGCAATAGAAGAAAATATGCTATTCTTAAATAGAGATATGGATTTAGAATTCGACGACATGCTAGGACAAATTTCTGCAGGTGGTCTAGGCGGTGTTGCTTATGGTTTATTTGAAAACTCTGAGGACATGGCATTAAATCTTGGTTTTTCTGGTTTCAGAAGAGGTTCTTATGACTTCTATAAAACATCATGGAAATACTTAAACGACGCTTCTACAAGAGGTGCTGTTGCAGTAAATAATATCGACGGTGTTCTTATCCCTGCTGGAACTTCAACTGTTTATGACCAAATTCTTGGTACAAACATTAGAAGACCTTTCTTGCATGTAAGATATAGAGCTTCTCAAGCTGACGACAGAAGATACAAAAACTGGATCACTGGTACTGCTGGTGGTGCTTATACTTCTGAAGTTGATGAGATGGTAGTTAACTTCTTATCTGAAAGATGTTTAGTTACTCAAGCTGCGAACAACTTTGTGTTATTCCAAAACTAAGATTATTTTTATTAAAAGTGTTAGGTGCTTCGGCACCTAGCCTTTTATTTTATTAAATTATTATATTATATTATATTATGGCAAAACAAAAACAAGAAGAAGTATTGGTTAAAGAACCAGTACAAGTAAAAAAAGTAGAGGTTAAACAACCTCAAAAACCTAAATGGGAAATTAAAGATAGAACTTATCTTTTACTGCACGATCAGTCTCCATTAACATATAGGTTAGCATCTAGACATTCTACAAGATATCCTTTATTATGGTTTGATGCAGAAAAAAACGAACAAAGAGAATTAAGATATGCAACTAATCAAAATTCACCATTTGTAGATGAACAAAAAGGTGAAGCAACAATGGGGCATATTGTATTTGATGACGGTGTATTAACCGTACCAAAAGAACAACAAAACTTACAAAAACTTTTATCTTTATATCATCCAAGATTAGGATCAACATACAGAGAGTTTGAACCAACTGTTGTTGCTGAAAATGAAGTTGAGGAAATACATGCAGAAATAGAAGCTTTAATGTTTGCTAAGCAATTAGACATTGATCATGCTGAAGCAATATTAAGAGTAGAAAAAGGATCTTCTGTTTCTAGTATGAGCTCAAAAGAAATTAAAAGAGATTTACTTTTAATGGCTAAGAAAAATCCTTATGCTTTTATGGCAATAGCTAATGATGAAAACGTAGGTTTAAGAAACACAGCAATTGTAGCTGTTGAACAAGGAATTTTAATCC